GCCGTGTCAGATCCGCTTGTAGTGCCGCTATCATTCACTCGCAATTTTGGCAGGACCCGATTGAAGTTATCCCGCAACTGATAGAACGCTGGCAGGCTGGCGCAGATGTCGTGCTGGCTAAGCGCACAGACCGTTCCACAGACGGTAGACTGAAGCGTAAGAGCGCTGAAATGTTCTATAAACTTCACAACAAAATAAGCAACCCACAAATCGAAGAAAACGTGGGTGATTTCCGCTTGATGTCGCGTGAGGTGGTAGAAAACATCAAGCTAATGCCTGAGCGGAACCTGTTCATGAAGGGCGTACTGTCGTGGGTTGGCGGACGCACTGACGTAGTTGAGTATTCGCGCGCTGAACGCGTGGCCGGAAGCACCAAATTCAACGGGTGGAAGCTGTGGAACCTGGCCCTTGAAGGGATCACAAGCTTTTCCACCTTCCCCCTGCGCATGTGGACTTACATCGGCCTGTTCGTTGCCGGCGCTGCGTTCCTGTACGGCGCTTGGATGATTTTCGACACTCTGATATTTGGAAATGCTGTTCGAGGATATCCATCACTGCTTGTATCAATTCTTTTCCTTGGCGGAATACAGCTGATCGGGATTGGTGTGTTGGGAGAATACATAGGAAGGATTTACGTCGAGGTTAAAAAAAGACCGCGCTACGTTCTTAAGGGAAAAAGAAATGCTTAATAGCAAACAAATTGCAATCATCTTTGCTGGATTGAGTATATTTAGCTTAATCGCTGTGGTCATTACTTTTGTTGTGTGGAATAAGCCAGAAAAGCTAGCTTTTGGCATTGATGACGTCATTCTAACTGATGTCAAAGGGAATGTAGAAAAATGTAGCATCAATGATTCTCTGCTTTATGTAAAAGGCTGGATCTTCACAACGAACAAATACAAAGGCGTGTACAAGGGGAACACATATGTAGCGCTTAATGACAGCGGAACTCTTTATAAGATTAAAACCGTTAGAGAGGACAGGCCTGACGTTACTGCTTACTTTAAGGAAAAAAAGAAAAAATATGATTTAAGCGGATATGCGGCGTCATCACGATTTGGCTTGTTTGGCATTGAGCCATCTAGAGAAATTTTTATTATCACTGAGCACGAAGGCGTTATCAGGGGCATGAATTATGCTTGCAAATAACAGAAAAAATCTTAATGCAATATCGTTTTTAACGATAGCAATATGTTTGATTTACATATTTAGCTCAGTGGTTTTTAAGGATATCACTGATGACCATTTCTTTTCTACAGCACTCAGCAAATATTCTCTTTTTGAAATACTTCAAATTCGATATAACACATGGAGCGGAAGGGTTCTGATAGAAGCATTCTTGATGAAAACCATCAATGTTTATCTATTCCCTCAAATTGCAATATCTCTTTCATGCATTTTATTGGCCTTCTCTGTAGCAAAACTGGCAAGCATTGAAAGTCGAGTGACAATACCGATCATTGCATTGTCTATGCTCTTATTTCTATCTGACTTCCACACTAACAGGCAGGCAACGCTGTGGATAACCGGCGCTTATAACTACATAATTCCAATTTCTATTGGACTGTATGCTATAACAATTTATCTTGATAGAGAGCAACCAGTCTTTAAGAAACTGTCTTCATGTATACTTATTTTTTTTGCCAGTAATAATGAGCAATTCGCTGTCACCGCCATAATAGCAATGGCCGTTATCTTGATTGTTAAATTCAAAGCAAAGAAGTTAACGGTTTATGATGCTGCATACACGGCATCTCTGCTCTGCGGTGGCGCAATAGTATTGGCTGCCCCGGGTAACGTAGAACGACTTCATTCTGAAATAATTAATTGGATGCCTGACTTTGAAAACTATGGGATACTGTACAAATTGTCCGTTGGCGTTGACAGAATTTCAAACCAAGTTAACTTTGACGATAATTTCCTTTTCGTTGCCTGCTGCTTCGCTTCTCTCTCATACCTCTTACTAAGAAGCAAGCATAGCGTGGCTGCATCAGCCATGATGTTAGTGTTTGCTTTAAAAATAGTAACCTTCCTATTTTTATTCTATCCAACAACACACATAAGTGAAATGTTGCGCTCTAATAATTACATTAACCCATCATCATGGGGTCATGCATCAATTTACTTTAATTATTTAATCAATTTTATTGCGCTATCATCAATATTAATTACATGCTTGATGGCTTCAAAGTCAATAAAAGAGGCAACAAGAATAAGCATTGTTTTGGTTTGCGGAGTCCTTTCCGCACTGATGATTGGATTCTCACCTACCGCTTATGCGAGCGGAACAAGGGTTATGTTCCTGTTCGATGTCAGCATTGTTATCGGGGCTTTGTTCATCTTTAATCGCATGGATAATGTATATCATGATGAGGCTGTCCATTGAGGCATTGTTAATGTCCATTTGTTAAGTGCAGTCCAGAACGTGGCGGTGAAAACTGCATTTTTTATTGCTGTAGTATTTGCACCAGTAACATCAACAGGGGTTCCGGCGAATGATAAGGATGCTATGCTAGATCCCCTGACCATGACGTTTACTTTCTGACCATTGTAAGGGGTTCCTGTTAAAGTTATATTCATCCCAGACGTAACGTTAATATAGTAGGTTTCATAACCCTGCCTGATATCAATTGGGAGGGTTGATGCCGTGTACTGTAAAAAAGATTGACTACCTCTGTTAACAGCCAACCCTTCTGTTGCGCCTATGGGTACGATAGTGCCCCCAGAGAATGCCCTTGCTCTATGTAAAAATGCGTAACATTGAGCTGCACCTACGAAATCAAAGCATTGTTGCCTAAGTCCGTTGTTTGGTTCGTTAATTACAGCTCCAACGCAGCCGCGGCCACGGTACATGGATTTACCGAGACTGTTGCTATGATTTATTCCCGAACAGTAAAAATCCCGGCTCCCGGTGCTTAAGGATATATCAGCTTCATCATTTCGCTCAAAGTACATGCCATAAACATTTGTACCATCCGCACTATCAAAGAGACCATACATAGAGGTGTTTTGGCTGAACCCTCCAGTGATATTTACCGCAGCAGTGGTAAACGTAGTGGAGAAATCAACGTCGGTACTTCCGTCTGTACTGTTGTAAATAACTATTCCATAATCACATTTATTTGCAGGATCTCCGGAATAACCGCGATGATTCTCAATATTAATGGCGTTTGGGCCGTTTAAAATGAATATTCTCCGCCCACCAACGCCGCCATTGAGAATTTCAGGATCTCTAACTGTCACGCCATATGACATGAATTCTATTCTTATCCCTGTGTTATTCTGGCCCAATCCCATGTCAATCCATGAATAATAAAGCCCTGTGTTATTCCTCGCGTTGTAAAGGTGAATGCCAATACATCCTGAGCGTCCTGTCATGTCGATTCTTGGGCCAAAGCATTTTGCATTTCTGATGAACTGGCTAGACACATCTAATGATGACATGCTAAGTACGGTAACGCCATCCACAGTCGGCTTTAACAAAGCTCCAGATGAGAAAGTCACCCGGGTATTTTGAGATATTTTCCATGTCTCAGAAGTTGATGATATTTCATATGTTCCGTCCGATACGTATATCTCGCCCCCGCCAGATAATATTGACTGAATGGCATTTTTCGACATGCTTGGATAAATGACCTTTGAAGGTTTCACGCTTCCTTTATAAGGATAATCCTCCCAAACGCTAGCCCCACCCCATGAGCTTCCGACATGCTTATCGAACCCTGGCTGAGCTATCTGCAACAAAACGTCAGAGGCCGAGCCAGACGGCGGTAATACAGGATATGGATTCCCTGCATTGTCAAACGCAACTATTTTATTTGCCCTGCTTGCTGCGTCAGGAAGCTGTGGGATTGGTTCAGGAACTCGCAGGGTACGAATGTAATTATTGTTGGCCAGCGTATCAACATAGTTTTTAGTGGCCGCGTCCTGTGGGTCTCGAGGGTCTCGCAGATTACGAATATAGTTCCCGAGAGCATCATACCAGTTGGCCAAGCTGCTTGGTTTACGAAGAGCCAATGAGAAGCGCGACCAAACCTGTTGGATGAGCATGGTCAATTTGTCGAAAGCATCCTCATGTACCTCCGGGAAAAAGCTCCCTTGATTACGCAAATCTGTTTCCTGAGTTAACGGAACGTCTCTTGAGATAGAAATTTTCCAGCCGTTCGCCAGTGGCGCGCTGAGGATGACTTTACCTCCGTTATAGCCACCAGCTCCAGTGACGGTGTAGTCAGTATCGAGGATAAGCTCGGTGAGGTTGTTATCAAGGTCGAGAACAGAAACCACCAGATCAGTTTTTTTGAAAACACGGAAGGTGTAGTCAAAATTGGTAGTCGCCCCGTTGCCTGTGTAATCGTTGTGGTCAACTTCGGTCGAAACGGTCATGTCATCAGCTCCAGTATGGCCGCGCCCTTCGCGCAATGCATATGAGCATTCTATAACCTGTCAAACCTATTATGAATTATCATTACCACACAGATGGCAACAAATTACCTTACAGGTAAGGTGATTTTTCTGGAGTAAAAACAGGTCTTCTGATATATGTATATATATACAGTATTATGATGAAGGAGGTGGCATGTCGCAGTATCATCACCCTCTCGATGAGGGAAGGTTGGGAGCGCTGAATAGCCCGAAAGGTGTAATGGAACTGGTTGAAAAATCGCACCTAATGGAGCTGATCAGAGAGCTTGAAAAGGACGGTCATGACGTAAGCGGAGCTGCGGCGGAACTCGTCGCCCTGGTCAACTACGTCACCAGCACGCAGGTTTCCATTAGCGATATTCAGACTCACCTTGACTACTGCGTACTGAGCCTGAAAAAGAGTATTGGGCAATGATTTTTGGTAATACTTGGGCCGGGATTGGGGGG